TTCTTTATTTTGAATATCAAATGCTTCATATACATAATCAGTATATTTATCATTAATAATTTTATTTTTCAAAATGATTTTTTCCATCACATAAAATTTAAAATTTGTTTTTCAACATCTTCAGTCGTGCTGCCGATGTTCTTAATTATAACATCCATAACCCGCGAATAAACCTCTTCAATTGTCCCTATTGTCTCCATGATTTTTAAAATGAAGCCCCCACGAAATAACAAAACCCCAGAAGCGAAAGGAGTGACGAAACTCCAGCCTGAGGTATGTTACCCGTGAGGGCTATTTTTATGTCAGAAAGTTCATTCATTCGTCATTTGATTTTCGCTACGACAAATATACAACTTTATTTCAACTCTGCAAATCTTCACCAAAAATTTCTGTCTGCTGCTCCGGATCAGGAATCCGATAGTTCAGGAACTCCAGAGCATACTCTTTGATTGCATCCACAAACAACATCATTTCAGTTGTTGTCATGTCACGCTTCAGACCTGGAATGGTCAGAATCTCTGCCGTGTGCTTATTTATTATGTCCTTTGATGCGAACATGGATTTCAGATAATTATCAAGTTCTTCAATATTGGCGAACTCCCATCCTGCGTCAATAGCTGCGCGGTGAAAGTGCGGAAGGACACACGAATAATAATACCCTAACTGAGGCTGACTTTTCATACGGCGTTTCTTCCGGATCACAATTTCATATCTGCCACCAGGGAGTCGGGCAAGTTCTTCGCGGAACAGCTTGTCGTTAACTATCCGGAACTTGTCCTTCTCCTTTATGGCAATGGATTTAATCATCAGAAAGGCAAACCGCTTATTTCATCCTGCACGGTCATATCAGACTGCGGTGGCTGTTCTGTGTATTCACCCCATACCCGAAGATTGCCAAGAATAGGCTGGCTCCTTTTTTCATCTTCAGTCATTGCATCAAGTATCTCCTTCGGGAGAGATTGCTTAACAAGATGAGTGTCTTTTATGGCATCATTTTTAGTTTTACTTTCAAAAGCAATAAGATCAAGATAGATGCCCTTATCGCCTTGAAATAAATGATTAGCCTCAATGGGAATTACCACACAATTAACGGGGCCATTCTGTCCATCCATGCGCCTGATTGCAGCCTTTAACTGCATCAAATTTAGTTTACCTGAAATGTTACTCATTGTTTTCGTTATTAAGTTCATTATCTAATTCCTCCAACTTATCTTTTTTCTCAATAGTCGGAAGTGTATCATACATTATTTTATCGGCACGGTTCATGTCTTTGCCAAACAGTTTACCAATCTTTTCAGCCGCATCTTTAACGGCATAACTCTCAGCCGCCGGAGCAGCTTTCATTACTGCGTCATTCTTCGTGTGATTCCAGTCCATTGCTCCGGCTCCCTTATCGGTCTGAATCGGTGAAGCCCCGATGCCGTCCTGCCAAAGCATTTCATTTGAGAGAACATCCTGATAGTAAAGCCGGATAGTTACCACGACAGAATTAGCGATAACCTGCACCTGCCTGATCTCGACGTTCCACTTTTTGAATATACGGGTCAGCATATATTCAACTCTCTCAATGGGAAGGTACTTTATACCCTTTGCCATTGGATGTTCCTTCAACCAGGGCTTCGGCGGTTCCTGATTCAGAAGTATATTTACTTCGTTCTGTTGGTTCTTCAGGTCAAGATCACCCGCAACCAACTGGTCATAACTTGGCAGATTTCTCACTGCCGGTGTTGTTTCACTCATAGTTTCAGATTTTATGATTATAGAATACAATCTCTTTCACTGCCCACTTCGGCAGGTTCAGCTCAATGTTGCCGGACTTCCACTCACAAAATACCTGATATCCCGGCCAACGGTTCTGCTCGACACACATCTTGTAGAGCTTCAGAAGCTGCTCATACTCATACCGGCCCTGACCAATGAACTGAGGTGATGCTTCAAAGATATTAAAAGCATACGGTTTACGCTTTTCCTGTGCAATAAAAAAGAAAGTCCACCCACGGCTATCGCCAGTTATCATCTCCATCAGGTCAGAATAAAGAGCAGCCTGAATATGATAATCGTTGTCAGCGGCGGCCCGGGTGAACCCGTCCTCTGAAGCGTCAAACGTTGTCTTCAAATCAATGATGAAGTGCTTGTTTGCCTTTACATAGTCTGGGCGAGCTTTCAGATTTATGTCGCCCTCGCTGGTCTGAAGTGTGCCGGTGATTGAATATTCAGCCTCGCCACCCGAAAGAAGCGCACGACAATAGTAATGCGACATGAGCTTATCCTTCATGTCTTTGATCTTTTGAAAGTCTGACTTCTCTATTGTCTTACGATCTCCGATCAGTCGCATCTCGCTCTCTGCCCACTCTTTGTATTGCTTCGTAGAACGGGGGGATTTAAAACCTTCACCAATCAGCACTTGGTATATTGCGTCATCATCAAATACATAATAATTCTGCTCAAACTTCTCAGGCTCTAAGATGAACGTATGATAGGCTGAACCAAATGCCATCGCATCGGTTTCCACATCCAGTGGTTCATCTTTGTACTGACGATAATGCGCCGGTGACTTTTTCAGATTCTTCAATCCGGAGTATGAGATAAATTCTTCAAGTGAATAATAATCTCTATCAACTTTTACGGGCGTGAACCCTTTGATATATTCGCTTTCCATTACTTTGGTTCTACACTATCAATAAGGATCAATTCACCGCAGGAGTAAGTTCCGGTTCCCTCAAAGGTGAATCCCTCCACCTCGCAGGTCATTATCCGGTACTCTTCCCGTTCGTCTTTATCTTCGTCGATCATGTCGCCCCGTTCCCACTGGTAGGAGGACCAGTTCTTTTCAATCTCAGCGGCAAGTTCCTTGGGGTCTGTATCGCTGAAGTGTCCTTTGCTTTCAAGGTACTTGTCGTAACTTCCGATTGTCATGCTATTTGGTAGGTTCATGATGTTCAGTTTTTGTTTTCAAATGATTTGTTTATTTCTACTGCCTTGATGCGTTTGATAGCACCTGCAACATAATGCTCAAGTTTCAGGTCAATGATATCTTTTCGGTAGATTTCGACAACGGAGTTAAATTCCTGCTCAGTGTCACACTCCATAAGTTCATGGATGATTTCGCGGGCGCGGTCTGCACGTTCGATTGCTTTCTGCTTTGTAAAGTGTGACATTTTATAAGTATTTAAAGATTACACTCCTGCGATCTGTGCGCTGATGCCCGTAACATTTTACGGCGGGTTTGTTGCACCCGTCGGCACCGTTGAAAATACACCCCACGCAACCGTTAGTCGCATCAACTGTCCGGTATCTTTTGCCGTCAATGATCTCAGTTCCTTCCATTGCTCCGGTTTCTTCATCAATCTTCGGCCAATACATTCCTGATTCCTTTGAAACCTCAATAAGTTTCTTAATGACTTCGGCAGACTTTATAATCTGGTCCGCTTCGTCGGCTAATATCTGTGCTAATGTTCTCATGATGTAAATTTAAGTTATGAAAATCTCAAATAATATGATAAATGTCAGTATTATGATTTTTTGTGAATAATTTTTACCGCCTCATTCCATATTTTATTCATATCCCAATCACTGCCAATCAGCCTACGTGCCGTATTAGCAGCCCGTCGCCCAGCTTCCGGAAAACTATAACCTGAGATAACTGAACACTGTGCAGCAGTCAAATCAGAATAAGTTACAAGCAATAGGTGAATAAGCCGTCGCCCCTGACCGTTCAATTCCTGTGCTTCAACGTATTTAATAGCTTCGGCAAGTGCAGCCATTTTATCTGCCCTCGCTTGTATTTCTTCTGATACTTTCATGTCGCAGTCAGAAGTCTTATTTGATCCTTTGTCGGCTCATGACCCAGAGAAATGATTACAGCAGTGGCATATTTTCGCAGATTTGCCCGTTTTTCTCGCCTCAGAGCGATTAACTTCCCAAAACGATACAAGTCCATGCCTGCTGCCCCTGGTATCAATACAGCCAAAAAAACAAGCCCCACGACCGAAGCTGGTAATACCACTATTATCGTTAACTCTTTCAATCCTCTTTTGTCGGAGATAAAGTTCTCCGGTTTGATAGGATTCTGAGATAATATGTAATTGAGATATTTCATTTATGCTGCTTTCTGAATTGGAGGTATCGGTCACGGAGGGTCATAGCTCAATGTCTATTGAGGTTAATAATTCTTCAATGGTTTTATACGTGGAGCTATCCGCATCAAAATAAAATATCGTCTCTGATTTGCCGAATCCACCAATAGAACCCTTGCGTTTTTTGGTTATCACTTCACGATAAAATTTACGCCCATTTATAAGATTACCTGGGGCAATAATAGTTAGCTCATGTTTCATTATGTGTGCAGTGTCAAATGCCATGTGCGATAGCATCTTACCCTCAATTTTCAATCCCTCTACTTTCATAAGATTGGAGCGTGAAACCCACTCATCACGAAGTGTGTGTGGGAGGTAAGCGACACGCTAACGCCTTTAAATTGTTTAACAAAATTAGTAAATATTTTCTGATATAAGAAAATTATTTGTATATTTGCGTTGTGAAACTTACATTGAAAATAAAACTTTTGCCTACTGATGAACAGGCTGACTTGCTTCTCGACACGATGAAGGAGGCTAATGCTGTTTGCAATGCCATTTCTGATGTGGCGTGGCAAGAAAAGATTTTTAATAATTTCAAATTGCATCACCGAACGTATCATGCCTATAAGGCTACGTTCAATCTTTCTTCTCAAATGCTTATAAGGCAAATAGCCAAAGTTGCTGATGCTTATAAGTTGGATAAGAAAGTTAAAAGGCAATTTAAACCACTTGGTAGTATTGCTTATGACAGTAGGATAATGACCTACAAGCCGAATAACATTGTTTCTCTGTGGTGTATCGGTGGCAGGCAAAAAATTAATTTTGTTTGCCACAACCCTAATTACATTCCTTATATCAAAGGTGAAGCTGACTTGGTTTACAAGAAAGGTAAGTTTTACCTTTTCCAAACCGTTGATGTTCCCGAAGAAGATGTCGAAGACATAGAAGCCTTCGTGGGTGTGGATTTTGGTTTGACCGATATTGTCGTTACATCTGATGGGGTTAAACATTCTGCCGATGGGCTTAACAAATACCGTGAACATCGGCAAAAGGTTCGGAGTTCTATCCAAGCAAAGGCAGACACTTCCAAGCGTTCCACAAAAAGGAATTGTAGGAAGCTGGCTAAACGGCTTCAAGGCAAAGAGAGAACTCACTCCCAAATTATTAACCACACTATTGCAAAATCTATTATCCTTTCTGCTAAAGAAAGCGGTAAAGGTGTTGCTATTGAGGATTTGACTAATATTAGGTTTACATCTAAACGAAGAAACAAAAAGTTTAGAACAAAACTTGGTAAATGGTCGTTTAGTCAACTTCGCTCTTTTTTGGAGTACAAAGGGCTGATCTACGGAGTTCCTGTTGTGGTTGTTGACCCTCGATATACAAGTCAAACCTGTAATGTGTGTAAACATCTTGGAAAACGAACCAACAAGCACTTTAAGTGCAACAACTGCGGAAACGATATGGACGCTGATTATAATGCAGCTCTTAATATCGCTACGCTTGGGGCGATTGTAAACTCGCCATTTGAAAAATCGAATGATATGTGTTGCTCTATTGCTCACAGTTATTCAGGTTTAAAGCCCATCCCATCGCTTTGCGTGGGTGGGTAGTTTATATCCAATATTGCATTACGTACACCTGCTGCCCCTGGGCGTTCGTTACTTTGACCCGTTCACGTTTGGGTCGTATTCCTGTTATTTGTTCGATGTCCCAGATCCGAGACG